AAAGCCCATACTGTCTAAATTATTTTTTGCACCTTTGTTTTTGTAAAGTGGATAATGATATGCATTGAGATATCTCTGTGGCAGTACCTTTACTACATGTCTATAATCAGCATATGATTCCATCATTACTCCTTGCTCGTAATACGGATGACGGCTGTATTGTGGCTGCTTGTCCATTATCATTTGCAACCATGCTCTGCCTGCTGTATCGTTACGGACTACAAAGCTATCTGCTTGTATACCATTAAAGTCGGTAGAAATAGCAACTGAATACCCATCATACAGGAACTCTGATAATGGAATATGCCAGTTTGTAATCATGGTGTCTGTGCCACTAAAGTGCAAAACTTCATAGTCACTGTTGTTCATGATCTCCAACAAATATGCAATTTTTTCCCATCCTATTATTGGTTGGCGGAAATTATCAGTTTTGGCTAATGCTCCGTAACCGTGTTTTTGAGCATATAGTACTCGATTTTGATTCCATGTTAGATCCGCTAAAACTTTATAGTTGTTGTCGTGTGTTGTTACAACCGCAGCTTTCATGCAATGCCTCCTGTATTTTGTTTCCAAATTGTTAAGTTTATCTTCAGCTGTTCACATTCTGCAAGGTCGTTGCTGTTGCCTAAAAACTCATCACGAGTATAACTCCAACTGGTGTTCATTGCAAAGTAATGTCCAAAAGCTATTTCTCCTGTTTTGACATGTGGACCAAACGTTTTATGTAAATGCCATTGATAATGCATATTTCTCTGAGGATTTAACAACCACTTGACACCAATGCCTCTGCCGTTACCATTTGTAGTATGCCAGTAATTTGAAAAATCTCTGTTGTCGACCGGAACAGTTTTAGCTATTACACCTGTATAACTGTCTACTGGTTCAATCCATATTCCATCGTACAGCAACACCGAATGTTCACCGTTGGCACAGTAGTCAGCTACGCTGTCCAATGTTGAATTCTTTACAATTAATAGCTCATCGGTGTCTGCGTTTATTGCAAGCCTAGCACAATGTAGGTATCGCCATTTAGCATGTTCAAGCATGACATATTGGCTAAAATCGCTATCCCAAGGAAGATAGGTACCAGTTTTACCGTGCCATTCCCATAACCCGCCGCCCATTACACCAAACGGGACATCATAGTCTACCACCTTTATGGTCATGTCTATTCGGGCTAACGCCTGTTGCAACTCGCTGCTGGTATACATGGTACTGCGATTATTATACAGCAATAAACCATCAATATTGTGTACAGTTTTATGATAGTCAATCCACTGTTTTAACCACGAAATTGGATGATCTTTGCTGATAGTAACAATAACCTTTTTGTTATGGAAGTCGTTACTAGCATAATTGACATTAAAAATATGCCTATTAAATGGAGTTTCTAGCACAAACTGACTAATCCATCCGTGCGTTGTTACGCGAATAACGCAAGCCCTATCTATCTCGCTATACTGCCAAGTTAGTTCTTGCGATTGCATATCCATAAATTTACAATTGGCATTTAACCATTGGGCTGTTGCATACAGCGGCGGGCCGATCAGCAACAGTGTGTCTGGCGCAACTTGTATTGCATCGTTCCATACAGTGTCGAAGTCGTAATGTTTGTCAAAGTCTAGAACCTGCAACTGAGGAGGACGTGCCGGGGTTCTTTTAAATCCCCATGCGTCTGGATACTCGAACTTGGTTAATTGTTCACTCATCGCTTACTCCGTATTTGGTTTTAAGATGGCGCATTATCATGTGATACGTCATTTCGTTTGTTACATCGCTGTTAAACGGATTTTCTCCCTTCCATCTAAACTTTGCAATATTGCGATGATTAAACAATTCATTACCGTTGCGATCACGCTGCACCATTACTGTGCCGCCGCCATACTTGTGCCAGGGATTTTGAACGCCTTTATGAAAGGGTCCATACGGCATAAAGCCATACGGCACGTGCTCGCTTGCATGATAGTTAAATCTAGAATGATAACCGTTGGTTTTTTGTGCAACATACTGCCATGCCATTCTCCAACATTCTGCATCTCCACCAAAATTATAGTAGATTTCGCAGTTCTCGGTAAAATGCAGCATCATCGATAGCTGTGTCCACACTACAGGTTTGTTTACTAAAAATTGACCACTTTCAAACGGCTCGCCGTCATTTGGCTCAACATCGAAAATTTGCCACATTTGACCGCCGTCATGGTATTGATTAGCTCTGTCTATGCTGTAAACGTCTCTCCAGAATAAACTGCCTTTGAGTTTATATTCCGCATCATCAAACAAATCGAGAAAATTACGTATTGGAAAATTATCGCCATCGACCCAAAAATTCTCCGCGTATGCACTTTCAATTACTGCATGTACTTTGGTGCTCCATCCTTTTGAATTTCCCCAACGATCTTGAAAGTCTTTTGCACGGGCTTTGATAACTTTAAATTCAATTCTTCCGGGCCACACATTGCCAAGTTCTACTATTTCGTTACTGTCTAGCTCGCCATCTCTGTAAAATACTTCGATTGGCAAGTTGCATTCTAAACGTTGTAGCTCTTTCAGTAATATAAACATACCAGGTATTTCTGCACGATAGCAACTTGTAACAATACTGCGACCCTGTTGATATTGTGGCATTGGTACAGGCGAGTTTAAAACATACGTTTTAGCTTGATTGATTTTGTCTATGTTTATTTCCATATTATGCGTATCTCTTTTCTATTTCAGTTTTCCAAACTGGTATTCTGTCCCATTGATGCAGTATTGCATGTGGGGTTCCTGTGCTGGTAGTTGCCATACTACCATTCCACTGCGGTTCGGGTTCAATAAGATTTGGCCGAAATGCAGCAATCTTTGCCGGGTCTGCTGTTGTTCCTGCTTGGCAAGTCCAGCCACTCTCACTGTAGGCCTTGAGAGTGATGTTTGACCATGCTTTGGTATTGAGCAGTAGATTATACGCCGCTTGATCGGGATTTGGTCGACCTCCGGCTTTGCAAGTAAGCCATATATTGAGCCACAAGTCGCGAAGTGCTTCTACACGTCCGGCTTGTACACCGCAATTCCATATCGGCTGATCTTTAATTTGATTCCAGACCATAGGATAACTGCCTTGCATGTTGTCGGCACCCCACGGCTCGTCTTTGTAACGCAAACTTTCGCAACTGGCTATTATTTCACAGTTTGCAATGTTGTTTTCAATCCATGTACTGGGATTGGTTTGAAAGACAACATCTTTTACATCGGTTGATATTACATATCTATATGTATTTGAAGGTAACTGATTAAGGTAATACCAAAGATGATAAAATCTCTGCACCACTATAACCAAGTGGTTTGTCCAAATATAGTTGCCAGTAACTGGGTTACGATCAAATGCCCATACTTTAAATCCAAGATCAACAAGTTTCTGTACAGTTTGTTGATCGCTGTTATAGACTATCATAGCTTTGTCACCGGTGAATCCCGACTTTTCAATGCTATTAACCCAGTACTTTATTTGATCCCAGTTATAGTTTGTGTATGCCCCGATGATGAGGTCTTTTGTTGGCAATTGATCCATTATAGATCAATTATATTATGTATTGGTTACAGGTTGCAATTTACACCGAGGGGTTGTGCTATACCCATTTCGCACATCATCTTAAAAATCTGTTTGCTATTTTGTGAAGACAGCAACGAGGATAATAGACGTTTTGTTTTGTCTTCATCTTTCACTTTTGAAACTTTTTTTGCATTAGCTTCGTTGATTGTTTTATCAGTTGCTAACCATTTTGGCTGGTCAAAATACGACAACGCTTTAAACCATCTCAGTATTGTAAATGGATCGTCATTTATTTTTTCTTGAACTCCTGGACAATATTTGACCAAGCTGCGGCGTAGATCTTGTTGTCCATTTTGATAGTCGTATAAAACTCCGTGCATATCAACACTCATGCTGTTGATAGTTAGATCTCTGCGCAGACTATCTAATCGCCAGCTATCGGAACGTGTAATTTTTATTTTATTATTAACTACATGCATTTTGTAACTTATACTTGTTATATCAATTTTATCGGCACCAAATACCGCTTTAATTGTGCCATGCTGTATACCGCTCGCATCGTATTCGATACCCTCTAAATCAAAAATAAAAATTAATTCGGCTGGTTCTGCATCCGTTGCAAAATCTACGTCACGTGGAGCCTTGCCCAATAAGAAATCTCGCACAGCACCGCCCACTACTCTGATATCAAACCCATATTTTTGTATAGTTGCTATAACCTTTTTAATGTCGGGAGTGAACACTTTTGAAAAAGTCTCTATATTAACAGAGCCTTCTAATTCAAATAAATTTTGAGAAAACAATGTCATAGTGCTATTGTCCAATAACCTGGTAGATATTTTGATGAAACAACTGGTGCCCAGTATCCCTCGTTCCACGTGTATATTCTATTAGAAGTTTGATTAAGTACATACTGAGTTGTATGCTCGTTTGCTACTGCGTTCCATGATACAGTCCATTCGGTACCATTAAACGCAATTATATCATTTGTAGTACCTCTACTGTAAAAGTTAACGGGAGCAAACTCGCTGTTGTCTGCAGTAAGATTGCTGTTGAGAGGGTCGACTGCGTTTGTTATTTGTATGGTTGTGTTGCTTACACTTAATACTGTAGAGTTTGGTGGTATGCCTACGTTGCCGCTTACAACTAACTGGCCGGCTTCAATTGCATTATTAAAACTATTTAACTGTATAAAAGTATTGCCAGCTGTCCAAATACCAGGTTGGACAGCTACAGGAGTTGAGCTGGCAATTGAGACATTACCCCAAGCAGCACTTACTGCAGGTATGCTTTCTGTTAACAAGTATCGCTGCCCAACTGATGCAGATGGTAAGTTAATCCCTGGACCACTAGCAGTAGGATCAATAATGGCATTAATAGGTGCAATTGTTACCACTGGCAAGCTTTGTGGGTCGGGTGTCCAATACAATATATTTTGATTAATACTGTCAATTTCTATCCACCCTACTATATCTGTGTTTGTTTGCGTAAGGTCGTTTACTGTTTTTAAACGTATTTGGCTGGCATTTGCACCATATTGACTGTAGGGTTTAACAGTCCCATATAAAGTCAAGAATCGCCACCATGCTAGATTGCCGCCTGGATATGTTGTAGCAACAAGGCCTAGTGCCGATAGACTACCTGGCACAATATCGGCAAACGTATTGTTGCCTCCTGTTGTATTGATAAATTGAATAGATGTTAAATTGTACACCACACAATTTAACTCAGTACCAACAATACAACTCCTTATGTCGTTTACAGCACTGTTAATATCTGTGTGAGATATGGTAATTTCTATGCCATTCCAAAGAAAAACCATTCCTTGGAATAACGCAGGCAGTTCAGCAGCAAACGTAACAGTTGGTACCATTTCTGGGTCTGCCGTTGACCCGTTTTGTTGACACAAATTAATCGCAAACGTTGAAGCGTTAAACGGCGAAACTAAGATGACAGCATTACCAGGCGTTGTAACAGTTCTAGATAAAAACTCATAATCTGTCCACTCCATTGCATTTGGAGCTTTGGATCCTTGCACTATATTTGTAATTATTTCCTCTATTATATTCTGACGTTGTACTTTTGCAGGAGGGTTAATCCATATAGGAAGCTTGAAATTTATAGTAGCCACATCTATAGGATTGTCTGTACCTACTGGTATGGTGCGGGAACTCCAATTGATGTTGTCCATCATTTCAATATAGGACAACACTGTCCAGTCAATTGGGTTTGTTGATGTTTGAATATTAATGGTTGGATTATACAGTACCATTATTTGTTCAAGTAACTGTTCTTTTATATCTTCGTTATTTGTCCATATGTCCACTTGCATGGTAAGGTCATACGGAACTGGCATATATCGGTCGACGTTATAACGATTGCCGACTTGGTTTGTATACTTGCCGGCCTGCTCGTCATACATGCGCTCGTTTACTTGCACAGACCCTGTAAAGTATGGATCTTGTCTTCTTGTAGGCGACATTGACAGTGCACTGATATAACACGTGACAAACGGCACAGTGAGAACCTTGTTCTCACTGTTACCTCTTACTATGGTAGCAGCAACACGGCTAGGATCACCATATCTACAAGGAACTTTTAATAATTCTTCAGTGTCGTTTGGGCCTCCACGACCTGTCTTGACAGAAAACCCGCTGAATGCTCTGACGAACTGAAGTCTATATTGTCGTAGTTGTGCAGAAAACCAATATTGCATAAAATATACCTTTCTTGTGTATATTTATTGCAATATTGGCTTATTAATTCTACAGATGTTATGCGCCTAGAACTTGCAGCGCTCTATGATATCTTTCCATGCGATTTTCAAGTCCGATGGTGCCACCGTTAATACGCTTTGTAATGGTCATCATGTCTTGATTATCGGCAAATTCATTTAAATTTCTACTATTCCAGTACCAGCATGCGCTGCGTATAGCACCATCTTGCTCGCAAAGCAATTCTGGGTTCTCAATCAATCTTGCATCACCATACAGTGCATTTGAGCAATGGAAATAGTTCTCTTTACCAGTAATTTGTACTAGTCCTCGGCCATGATACTTCCAACCTTCTTGGGTTTCTTCTGGTCCATTTCCCATTCTGCCACCATAAACACGGCTGGCAATTTTTTCTGGTTTACGTTGGTATTCAAGCGCCATCTCATCTGTTGGAAAATAGTGAGGAAACACGCCGCGCAATCCTTTAGCACTGTAGTTTAAGTTTTCTTCAATTTCTCGAAGGTCTCCACTCTCATGTCCCATCTGGGCTAACCATGCTGCAACACGAAGCACAGATGTCACTTGGTAATCAGGTAAAACATCGCAAATTGGTTGATACCACTCACCAATTTTAGGGTTTGGCATGCACGCTGCCAGATGTTCTGGCGTAAAATTAAACTCGAAGCTCATGTCGATCCATCCTTATACTATATCGGGGTCTAGTCTTGGTTTTAGTGCAGTACGAAGATTTTGTTGTTCTGGTACTTGTACACCATTTTGTAGGGTTGTTATTGTTTTGTTATTTATAAAGCTTACAAGTCCTTGACTGGCAGGTAACCATTGATTACGGAAATCAGTTTGCACTCTATACCAGATACTCTTATCATACTGAAACAGTTGTGCAGGCGCCCAATCTGTACGTAAAAAATAATCGCCGTTTAACGGAGCGTCTGGCCAAGTAGTTCCGCAGTTAACTGGTTTGCTGCCGTTAGGGGGTATACCATCGCCTGTCCATATGTCGTTGTCACCAATTATTCTGCTTCCAACTAGATTTGGATTTTGTCCTGGCATGATGTAAAATTGTTGAGTTTGGAAATAATAGAACGGAACTTCTGCTTGGGCTGCTGCTGCAATTGCATCGCTGATTTGATTTTCGGCATTTCTTGTACTTAGAGCATCCCCGACAGTTGCTATACCTCCATTACCATCAAGAGCAGGTACAGGATCTCCACTAGCATCCAACAACGGCGATTGCATAATATCTCTAAATTCCGAACTGTCGGTTATAGGATTGCATTTTACACGCCACAAATGCGGCCACCAAGTTGGACTGTAACCTTCTGCTGGTTTAGTACCATCTTCTACCACGTAATACCGATTGATAGCAGCATCCGACCCCAACACAGAATCGTCTCGCTGATGCAAAATCTCTATGACGTCGCCGCTCATCAGTTTACGACCAATCATATCTAGCATTTTGTTAAGATGGAATGTAATGAATATAGTGTCGTTACTGAGAAAAAGCCCAAACTGCCTTAGGTCAAATTCGAGATCACCTACTTGGTAATGACCTTTCATGCTGTAGACGTTAGGGTCGTACTTGCGGTCCCTATTCTCCATGTTTAATACGTCTTGTATGGTGGTGGTTGGATCTGGTGCACCCGAAGTACTGATGTCAAGAGGCAGTGTATCATTTGTTCCAGGATCTTGTTGATAAACACCTATTGTTTTATGAATATAAAACTCAGTACCACCAACACTGTACATTTCGGCAATAACTCTATCAAAAAATTTAAAGTCATTGGTCCTAACTGCTTGACCTTTCCAAAGACTTAATGGTGGCATGTGAATAACCTTGTTCTGTTTGCTTTTATTTAGTGTTAAGGTAGACGCAACCCATAAATAGTTAATATAGGAAGACACACATGGCAACACCGTTAAGACAACAAATTATCGATCAAATGCGACTTATGATGGGTGGCGGAATGGTTGATATCGAGCTTGATCCTGTTCATTATGAAAACGCAATGACCCTTGCATTTGATCGATACCGACAACGTGCAGGCAATAGTTCTGAAGAATCCTACTATTTCCTTCATATTTTATACGAAACAAATCAGTATACACTTCCAGACGAAATCGTTCAGGTGCGCGGAATTTATCGCAGAGGCTTAGGTGAAACACAAGGTGGCACATACTTGGATCCATTCTCGCTTGCCTATACAAATTTATATCTATTACAAGCCGGCGCTGGCGGCGGTTATTCTGCAGGATTGTTAACGTATGAGTTGTTTAACGAATATCTAAAGCAGGCCGGACGCATGTTCGGTGCTTATATTAACTATACCTTTAATCCAGTGACAAAAGTTCTACAGCTTGTTCGCAAACCAACTGGAGGAGAAACAGTTGTTCTTTGGTGTCAACGTATACGTGTTGACGACGAACTACTTCAAGATCCGTTTATTAGACCTTGGATAAGATCATACGCCTTAACTTGGTGTAAAACACAACTTGGCGAGGCCTATAGCAAGTTTAATACCATAGTCGGACCGGGCGGCGGCACAACCTTAAAAGGTGCTGAAATCAAGCAAGAAGCTATAGCAGAGCGCGAAGCTTTGGAGCGAGAACTTGATTTGTATATAGACGAAAGCAGCCCACCGCTTATTGTTATTGGTTGACCTTATACAATTTTTGTGTTATTTTCGCAAAAATTAGCTCACAACGCCGAGGAACAATTATGACAGAGTTAGCAG